GGGGTTTAAAGCCATTTTGTTTTTTGTTTTTTAAGGTTATTTAATACTTCTAATCTTCAAACCTCGACCTGAGTCTTGGTTCAAAGACCTAACTTGCATTCCTCCTTTTTTAGTTACCTCTGGCGCTCGTCTGGTGTCCATGTCTATGTTTTTGGACTGCCTTGCCGAACCGTCAATGGCATCTGTCTGACCTTGTTCATAAAAGAACTTGGCAAACTTTTCAGGATTCATTGCTGCTGAAAGGGCTTTATGGTATCCCGCTGCATCTTTTAAAAGTCCGTCATCTCCAATATACTTGTGTATAAAGTTTAATGGTGTTTGATGGCTCTCTTTAAGTTCTGCTGCATCCGCTGGTTTGAAAATAAATTCCTTATCATTGACATTGAACTTAAAACCTTTAAATTCGTCACTAAAAAGTTCATCAGTCTTCTTGCTAAACCATTCTCTTTTTTTCTGGTTCTCAGCTTCGACACTTCCTGCCTCTTTCATTTTATCTCGATACGCCTTGTATTCCTCGTTTGAGCTTTCATCGTCAGATCCCTTGCTTGACTCAAGCGGAACCTTGTATGACTCTTGCTGCTCTTTAAAGAATTTCTTAGCTTTATTGAGTTCTCTTTTCTTTGCTAACTTCTGTTTTTTTACAAGTGAATCCTCATCAAGATCCTCATCGTATCCAAACTTTGAGTCAATCAGGTCGGTGATGTCCTCGTCATCCAACCCCTCTTCGGTCTGCTTGTAGTAATCCGCAAGCAATACTTCGGAATCCATATCATCAAAGTCTTTATTCAACTTGATGAAATCCTCAATACCTCGACCAGTTTCTTTCTTGTACTTGAAGAAAGCCTCAACATCCTCTGGCATTTCAGGGGATGCCTCACGTTCAGAAATAAAATCATCAAGCGATGTAATTTCCTTACCGTATCTGTTTTTAATATGTGAAAGAACGTCTTCGTCTTTTATCTCAAAAGCAGGCTCTTCTTTTTGAACCTTACTTTCATCAACAGCTGGCGTTTCTGCCTTCTGCTGTTCACCGTTAAATTGCTGCTCGTGTTTTTCAAGTAGCTCTTTTTCAACCTCTTGAGTAGACTTGCTTTCAGTCTCATCAAGTAATCTTACTTTAATGTTATCCATTTGATTTTATTTTTACAAAGTTATAGATTTTATCTTGGAGAGAACTCAGCAAGGTCAAAGCCATCAAGGCTGTCCTCGTTTGACTCAAAGTTCATTGGAGGAAGATTGTTCTTACGCTGCTCAATCATCTTAGACTGCTGCGTGTTCTGCTGGCTTATACGCTTACCTTTTGCGTCCTCCCTTATATCCTCCCGCTTTTGCATCTGATCTTGCGTCATGCCCTGTAGCTGCATGTTCATCTCAAACTCACGCTCCATAAGCATAAGCTTTGCCTGAACCTCAGCATCAAGCTTCTGTATCCCATACTGTGTTTTAGCCTGCTCCAATTGCATTTTAGCTTGTGACTCAAGCTGTATCTTCTGCTGTGATGCCTGTGCTGCCATCTGTTGTGACTGCATCTGTGTCTGAGCCTGCATCTGCTGCATCTGCATTGCTTGTTGCTGGTCAGCCTCTTGCTTCTTCTTGCGCTTAAATTTTAATAGCTGATTAGCAACCTTAATATTCCTTATCTCTCTAACGTCAATAGCATCCTCAAGGTTAATGTCCTGCTTGGATAGTGCCACCTGAATATTCTGCTCAAGTTGCGCTCTTTCCTCCTCGTCTGGAGACAACTCTATAAATATACCGAAGTCGTATAGATATAAATCCTTTATTTGATCTAAAGTGTTTACATTATACTTCCCTATCTGATTCAGGAACTGCTCCCTAAAGTCTGCATACTCAAGTATATCAGCAACCCTAAAAGATAGCGCCTCTGCTAACCTGCTTAAAATGTAAAGACTTGAATCAAGTATGTGTCTCGTTGCTGTATTAGAACTTAGAGCCGCAAGCTTTTGAACGCCTACTAGAGCATCTGGATTAGGAGCCGTACCGTCTCTTGCCTCGTTTATTCCTGTAACCGCCCTAATCATGTCAAGGTAGTGGTTGTAGTTGGCTAGAAGAAGCTGCATCTTAGAAGCTCCCCCGCTAGAACTTAAGGGCTGAATAGGGACTCGTGCGTTATTAAACTCACCATCCTGAGTATAGCTCCTTCCAACAACACTACCAGTCTGGAAGTAAAGTCTTAAGGCATCCTCTGGGTTGTATGCGTTTCCTGTCCCAAGGTCAACCTCGTTCAAACCATCTGCATCAATAAACACACCGTCAGGCACAATACGTGCGACTAACTGCTGTATCTTAAGATGCGTAATCTGTATAAGGTCTGCAAATGGAATGGCTCTTTTTATAAGAGACTCAATAGACCCTTTGTACATCCTTGGCGCACACGCAACGTAGTTAGACATAGCATGCTGACTTGCTGACTTAGGTCTTACCATGTTCTTGGAAAGCTCCCATTTCAACACAATATTAGTACCCATAACCATGATGCCTTCGTACCAAACCTCGATGGTCTTCTCGATCTTCTCAAAATTAGCCTCATCCATCATCTCTTGCGGTGGATTGAACTCGTCATCCTTCTCTATAATACGCTCACCTCCATTATCAAGCTTCTTCTTTTTATAAACAAACTTCTTAGTTGTCTTATAATTAAAGTAGAGTAGAGTACATGTGTCTCTATAAAATAGGTCGCTCTCACTAAACTGAGACATATTATAATAAGAGGCCCAACTCTGACTATACTTAGATATAGTCCCCATTTCTTCTGAAGTAATATCAGGGTCTATCTTAACAAGCTCGGTTATTGGAATGGTCTTAACCTCTCCCCAATAAAAACAATCCTTAAAGTATGGGTCTTCAGTGTAGCTGTAAACAATATTGGCAGGGTCTACGTAGTTAATTACAACGCCTTCCCCTCTTCTAAACTCATGTTTAGCCACTGACACGCCAAGTACCATCTGGTCGTAGTCGAGTCTTTTTCTTATGTCTTGATATCTATTCTCGTCAAGTATAGTGTTGATTGCGGTCTCTTCAGCTATCTCAATAGCTGGCTTGTAATTTAGCTGCATGTGTAACGACATCTCGTCATCACTCTCAGGAACCTCGTCAGGATTCATTGTAAATGGGTCAACCCCAAAATCCTCTTGTATCTGCAATAAAAGGTCTTTACTCACCATCTGAGCCTCTACCCTTTCTTGATATCTATTCCTATGCTCTGAAGATAATGCGTCTTGAGCGTATGCCCTTATCTTAAACAACCTATCAGACATGCCATTTACAACGACATCAACAAACTTAGGTAGGATAGGTACTGGAGTCCAGTCAAGGTTTAAGTAGGAAAGGTCTCCATCTATAGCAAGCTCATTTTTGTACTTTGCTACTGACTGTTCACCCCTAGCATACAGTCGTAACGTGTTAAATTGCTGCCACTGACTATAATACCTACAGCCACTGCCGTCTTTTCTAAACCACTCGTATTGTATAGCCTGTCCGACTTGTAGTCCGTAACTTAAGCTTCCCTTTTCCTTGTCTGTCGCAAACTGATCAGGGAACCCCGCAGCGGAAACATTTACTGTTACTTCCTCCATCTAACGCTTTAATTGGCTCGTTGAGCCTGAGTTACTGTATCTTGCAAAGTTAATGCTTATTTTCGATTGTTCTTTTTGTGGGGTGTATAGATTCTTTTGATTCGCCATGATTGCAAGCCCTGAACTGATTGACGCATCGAACTTTGTCCTTGCGTTTATATCAAACCTTGCCCAATCCTCAAGCGTTCTGTTGAAGGGCATTGACCCCATCTCGTCAGGGTCTCTGAACGTACCCTCCATATCCATACCTACATACTTCTCGATATGAGACTCAATAGCCGATGCGTGTGACTGCTTTACGTCCTCGCTTGTGTTGGGTATCCCGCCAAGCTCCTTTTCTGTTTTTGATAGCTTATTGAATTGCTTGTCAGGCCTGTTCATTGAGTACCCACGATACCCCCTGTTTTTTAAGTGGTACAACAGCCTTGGCTTGTTGTTCTCGCAAAGGATTGGCATCCCGTAAAACACAAGTGCCATTAGAACCTCCTCAAAAAATATCTCAGCTGTCTGAGGTCGGGCTACGTACTGTAAGAAGAACTCATTGCTTGGGGCGTCATCCATATTAAACTTTGTCAGCCCATGAAGCGCACCGTTTGACCCACCCCCGCCTACAGTACCTGATATATCGTATGAATCACACCCGAACGAGCCTATGTGCTCATTGGCGGGGTACTTCTTTCCGTTACGCATCTCGTACCTGTTCTGAAGCTGTGATGACGGGAGCCATGAAACAAAGAACCTCCCACGAGAATTAGGAGACCATATTACTTTAGAGTCCTTTATACCGTTCTCCCAATGGAAGCCCCCCTGCGTGATGTGGTGGCCTTTTATCATGTTGTCGTTATAATCAATCTGCTGATATATCTTGGTTAGATTGAATAAAGACTGCTTGCTCTCGTCCCTAAATGCGTGAGACTCTGTTCGTGGGAACTGACGGTAAAACTCGTTAAGAGCGTCTGCATCATGCTTTAATGAGGTCACCTCGTTCTGCCAATACTCAATAGCACCTACAGATATCATATCCCCATCACATCCCTCTATTGGCTTCTCTGGGGTGTCCATTACTGGCATCCCATACTTATCTATAAACCCCTCCATATTCCATTCCATTGGTATGAACAGGCTGTACATCCCAGTTTTTGTCTGTCCGTTAGGGTTTCGTGTAGATACACTTGAGTCGTTGTATAGCTTCTTGAAGTTTTCACCACCCTTTGCTAGTGCATTACATGTTGAACCCATCATACACTTTCCGATAATCTTACTACCCAGCCTTAAACAGGTCTTAGTTACCCGCCAATTATTTAGAATGTTGTTTGGGTTTAACCACTTACCACTCTCATCGTGAACCAATAGCAATAGCTTCTCACCATCGTATGAGTTATCGTCCGTATTCTTCCAGTCAATTGTCGTGTCCAAGCCATCCATCTCATTAGCCTCGACATCGTTCATATTGTTCTTAGTAATCTTAGATGCTGGAATACGATAAGACAGCTCCGTCTTAGGCTTGTCCATACCATCCATGATAGGCCTAAAAAAGAACGGGTAGTTGCTGTTTATAGGAACAACCTTGTCCGTAAACATCTTCTTTGCATCACCACCAGTCTTAGACAGTATCCCAACCCTTGCGTCACCTGCTAGGGTTGCTGTATTTACTGCCTCATGAGAACCCATGAACGAGAACCCAGAACGCCTTATCTTAAGGTACACCATTCCAAAGCTCCTTTTATCTGCCTTGCAAGCCTCCCAAAACATAAAGAATATTCTATTTGCATCCCTGTAATCAGGAAGGCCAACGTCTATCTTAGTCCACTGAAGGTACGTGTAATGAGACCCTGTGATGTAGGTGGGGGTTCCGTTGTTGTAGAACCAATACCCTGAATCTCTCTTGTCAAATTCATTCTCAATGTAGTCAACCCACTTTGATTTAAAAACAGACGGCATCTCATTCCACTGGAACACCTTCTTAATTTTGCTGAGTTCTTTTGGGTACTCCTGAGCCTCCCAGTATTGCTCTGCGTGTTTGTTACTACGAGAAAATGTTTTCTGTGGCCTTGGAGGTATGGCTATGTTTATGCCAGATATATGGTATATGTCACCAATAGTGCCATCCTTAGAGATAACTACAACGTCATACTTCTCGTTGTACCCATAGCCCCAAGACTTACCTTGGTTCTTTTTTTTTACAATAGAGCTTGGAATAAGATTATTTACAATCTTGTACAGGCTACTTTTTTGATCGTCTCTCTGCGAATCCTCCACCTGTTTTTTCTTCTTTATGTTGTCCTACATCGTTAAGCTTGTCTCTTTCAGCCTCTATCCTGCTAAGGATTTCAAACGCATCAAATATAGCGAGCTTCTTTGTAGCGGCAGCGTTCTTTAGCCTGTCG